GAAAGCATGATTTGATATGGCTAAGCTAACTCTTACGAATATCGCTACGGGCCTAGGGTCCACAAACGATATCAACGCTAACTTCGATGCTATCGAGGCAGCCTTTGAGCTGTGCTTCTTCCGAGATGGAACAAGCCCTAACACGGCTACGTCTGATCTGGATATGAACTCCCAACGTATTCTGAATCTGCCTGAGCCAATCAACGGTACAGAGCCTTTACGTTTGGCCGATGTCAATCTCTTGACAATTGTTGAGGCTGGTAGCATTACTGTTCCGGGCAGCACCACGGTAAACAACGTACCAGCTTGGGGCGACACGACTGCTACCACACTGACAGGATCGACGCTAGATATCACTTCCACTGGTATCCAAACAACTATCTCAGGCTCCCAAGCCGTACTTGATCTTCAAAGTGACATCACTACAGGTACTGTTGCAGCAGTCCACGGCACAGGGGATAATGATGCAGCAGAAGCGGTAGAGTATGGAAGAGTAAACTTCGTCGCTGTGGATGACACAGACGGAGCAGAAGACGGGCGCATTGATTTTACGGCTATGGTAGCTGGTACCAGTTCTGATGTTATGTCTGTCAGCGGCGATGGGCTGACGATAGGTCCTGCCAGTAACGTCACTCTCTTCGACATCATTTCTGATAGAACCTCTGGGAACGTGGCCAGCATCCGTATTTACGGCGATAACGCCGCAGCGGAAAGCACTAACACAACGAAACTAACGTCTGTCTGGACGCAGACCACAGACGGCGATGAGTACTCGAAATTGGATTTTAAGTGTATGCGGGGCGGTACGCTTACAACCGGGCTGACTTATCAAGAGAACACCACGGACATTACAGAACTAGAGTTAAACTCCACCAACAATGGGAATATCACTATTGCGTCCCAACGCAGCACAGCCAGTCAGGCGATTGGCTACCTCCAATTTAAAGGCAAGGACAGCGGCGCTAATACTACATCCTATAGCCAGATCGTTAGCGTTATCACAGACCCGACAGACGGAGCAGAAGACGGAAAACTAAAAATCCGCACAGTGCAAGGGGCGGCAGAAGGCGACAGGATGAGCGTAGGTAATGGGGCGTGGATGGAAGGCGCAACAGGTACAGACCAAGGTGCTGGCACACTCAATGCTGTGGGTGTGTATGATGATGGTGTACTGCTTTCTTGTTACCCTTTTGACATGGCCCTTGATGGTGCCGTCGATTTCGGCAAGTGGGATAACAAAGTCCCTGATCTTGTCTTTGATGGCGGAGAGGTTTCTAGCTTCGATGAAGACGGAAAAGAAACTAAAACGAAACAACCGGATGTTGTCGTCTCTCGCAAACATGAGGGTGCAAGGAAGTTTGCTGCCCGCGTTGGTACAAAGCACGACCCCCTGACGACAGACGGCTACGCAAAGCATTGGAAAGAAAAGCGCCACCTAACAGCCCTACCTAATGAGACTAAGTTTGATCCGGTTGACGGCAAGTTGTCCACTGGTGAGTGGTTGCAAAGGTTGGTTGAAACGGTAGAGACTCAAGCAATCCTTATCGAAGAACTGAACCAACGTCTTAAGACTGTTGAAAAAGCACAGGAGTAAACAGAGTGTCTGACCAATCTCCCTACGGCTACAGCTATGAAATCTTCTACGGAGACAATACCAAACATCTCCGTACGAAGTGCCACTTCCGTGAGTTCCCACATAACTCCCGGGAGCTTGGCGTTGAGCCTGTGTTCACCCTACGTGATTGGGACACGGATGGCTGCATCTCTTTGCGCCGCGTGTACCTAGAAGTTTCTGATCCTACTGAGTACGAGTTTGCTCAGAAGGTCTTTGGTTCTTGGGATGTGTGGTTGCGAGTACGTGAAGCCCATTGGTTTCAGGACACATATCTAAAGATGAAGAGGGAACTTGAAGCTAAAGTCACATCCATGGGTTATCGAGAAATTGAAGCAAAAGCTGACAAGCATGTATCTGCGGCTAAATATCTGGCTGATAAAGGTTGGACTAAGAAGGCTGGAACTAAGGGTCGCCCGACTAAACAAAGCATCAGGGAAGCAGCTCACGATATTGCTCGTGAAGATCGACAAATAGATGAAGACTACAAACGGCTAATTAACTAGCATGCCCCAACTCTCTGACAAAGAACAAGAGATTAGAGACCTCGCAGAGAACGACCTAATCAAGTTTATTAACTTGGTAGCTCCCCTGCGTGTTCTCGGCCATGTCCATGAAGAGCTGGCTAACTGGTGGCAATCAGAAGACAGCGGTTCTCATAACCTAGCTCTGGTTCCGCGAGACCACCAGAAGTCTGCTATGGCAGCGTACCGGGTAGCCCAGCGTATTGCTAAGGACCCTTCAGTTACCGTACTGTATCTCTCTTCGACTTCCGGCTTGGCTGAACTCCAGCTGAACTTCATTAAACTTATTCTGACCTCCCCGACCTTTCAAAGGTATTGGCCCGACCATGTAAACCTTGATGAAGGGAAACGGGCCAAGTGGACAAACACAGAGATTTCGTTGGACCACCCTGTCCGGGCAGAGCTTGGGGTACGAGAGTCCACGATCAAAACGGCAGGTCTCACCACACAGATCACCGGGCACCACTACGATGTCATTGTATGTGATGATGTGGTTGTGGATGAGACAGCCTACACTAACGAGGGCCGAGAGAAGGTCCGTAGGCAGATGTCTCTGCTATCCTCTGTTGCTAAAGGAAACTCGGAGCTGTGGGCTGTAGGTACACGGTATCACCCAAGTGACTACTACGAGACTATGAAGGAAACGTCTGTTGAGGTCTACAATGATGACGGTGAGCTTATTGATCGTCGCCCACTCTACGCAATCTTTGAACGTGTTGTAGAGGATGTTGGTGATGGAACAGGACAGTTCCTGTGGCCTAGACAGAAGGGACCAGATGGCCGTGTCTTCGGGTTTGACGCAAACATACTCGCTGTAAAACGGGCACAGTACACAGGGAACATGGTGCAGTACTATGCTCAGTACTACAACGATCCGAACAAAGGGGAAAGCGGCGGCATCTCTCGGACCATGTTTCAGTACTACGACAAGAAGTTCCTCCAACACGTGCGAGGCAAGTGGTTCTTTAAAGACCGTCCATTAAATGTTTTCGCTGCAATGGACTTGGCGTTCACGGTTAAGCGAAAGTCAGACTTCACGGCGATTGTTGTTATTGGGGTAGACCCGGATATGAATATCTACGTGCTGGATATCGCCCGCTTTAAAACAGATAGCCCGAAAGAATACTTTCAAAAAATTGTAGAGCTAAAACAGACTTGGGACTTTAAACGCATCCGGGCAGAAGTGTCCGGCACGCAGGGGGGTTTGGTACGTGCCCTTAAAGAGGACCACATTAAAAAGAACGGTCTTAACCTTGTCATTGATGAGTCTAAGCCTACTCGACACGATGGTACAAAAGAGGAACGCATCCACAATAACCTCAGCCACCGATACGAGAATGGCTCGATGTACCACTACCGGGGCGGTAACTGCCAGATTCTTGAAGAAGAGTTAATAATGCGTAGACCCCCGCACGATGACGTTAAGGATGCCCTGAGCCAAGCCTCAGAAATTGCTGTTGCCCCAATTAATCGCGGGCGTAGGCGCAGAGAGGGACGTACTGGTAATGTCGTTAGCTTTAACCGATTTGGTGGCATGAGTTAAAATAGTTCTTGACAAACTGTTCAAGATCGGTTATAATGTAATTAGAGACTAAGGAATAAAATCCTATGATTGGTACTGGTACCACCCTCGACATTGATGGCATTCTTAACCGCGACGACATGGCGGTTGCTATCGTTCGTAACCACGACGAGTGGAAGGAACGGCAGCAGTCTCACCGTGAGATCAAGAAGGAACTCCGTAACTACGTCTTTGCTACGGATACCACGACGACCTCCAACAAGACACTGCCTTGGAAGAACTCCACTACGCGCCCTAAGCTTTGCCAGATCAGGGACAACCTGTTGGCTAACTATGAGGCTGCTCTGTTCCCCCACGATGATTGGCTGATCTGGGAAGGGGACACGCAGGAGGCCGTAACCAAGGACAAGCGGGAGCTTATCCAAGCTTACATGCGCACCAAGCTGCGTCAACAGAACTTCTCCACGATGTCTCGCCACTTCCTTCAGGACTTCGTTGATGAAGGTAACGTCTACGCTACGACTGAGTATGTAACTGATGTGGTGGTGGACCCTGAGACCGGGGAGGAAAAGATTGGGTACGTTGGCCCTAGAGCTGTTCGCATCAGCCCCCACGACATTGTGTACAATCCGATTGCTACACGCTTTGAGGATGCCCCGAAGATCATTCGCACTATTCGTTCCCTTGGCGAGATCAAGCGTGACATCGAACATGGCATTGATGTTGAAGTAAACCAGAAGATACTGGACCAGACTCGTGAGAACCGCCAGAAGGTTCAGAGCATTGAGCGGTCCGACCTTGACAAAGCTGAAGCCTACAACTACGAGGGCCTTGGCAACTTCACAGAATACTTCGCCAGTACCTACGTAGAAATCCTGACGTTCCTTGGTGACTTCTACGACATGGAAGCAGACGAGCTTTACGAGAACCATATCATCAAGGTGGTGGATCGTGCTCAGGTAGTATCCATGCAGATGAACCCCCGGACCAATGGTACCGATGGTATCCGTAAGTCTGGCTGGCGTGACCGCCCTGAGTGCTTGGTTGCCATGGGTCCTCTGGATAACTTGATCGGTATGCAGTACCGCATCGACCACCTAGAGAACCAGAAGGCTGATGTCTTCGACCTTATGGCCCACCCAATGATTATCGTACAGGGGGATACTGAAGACTTTGATTGGGCACCCGGCGAGCGTATCTACGTAGGGGATGAAGGCAGCGTACAGCTTGTACACCCGGACCCCTCAGCCCTGACAGTCAACAACGAGATCATGTTGCTTGAGCAGGAAATGGAAGAGATGGCTGGTGCGCCCCGACAGGCTATGGGCATCCGCACCCCCGGTGAGAAGACAGCCTTCGAGGTTCAGACCTTGGACAACGCTTCCTCCCGTATCTTCCAGAACAAGATTAAACACTTCTCTGACACGTTCCTGATGCCTCTGGTTAACGACATGTTGGAGATTACTCGTCGGAACTTCTCAGGCCGCGACACTGCTATGCAGGTGGACGCACAGTCTGGGGTTAAGTTGTTCCTCGACATTACCAAAGATGACCTTGCGATCAGTGGCCGTCTGTACCCCACAGGGGCAGCCCACTTCGCCAAAAGAAATAACATTGTACAGAACCTAGTGCAGCTTTACAACACTGGCCTCATGGCTGACCCCTCGGTGTCCTCCCATGTCTCCGGTATGAAGATTGCTAAGCTGGTAGAAGAACTCCTCGACTTGGGGCGCTTCGATCTGGTACAAGAGAACATCCGCGTACACGAACAGGCCGACACCCAAAGGCTGCTCCAGACTCTCCAGCAACAGTTGCAGGCAGAGAACCAGACAGCCGCAGGTGTAGTGGAGGGAGACCTCCCCGCAGGAACTGTAATAGGCGCATAACGGATGACAAAGAAAAGTTTCCCTTCTGGGTGGTATCTCCAACGTGAGAAGGAGACCCCTAGAGAAGAGGTTAAGGATACCGTCCTTAGAGCTAGACCCACGCTCGATTTGCTTAAGGCTTTTGTAGAGTCTGAGCTTCAGTCAATGGAACCTAAAAGCTCCGACTATGACTGTCCCTCGTGGCCCTACAAAGCAGCTGACCAAGCTGGATACCGAAGAGCACTATTGAAGATTTTACATCTAGTGGATTTAGAAGGAGTTGAAGCATGACCGATGCCAACAACGTATTCCAAGACGGCACTAATCAGGAGCAATCGGGCGCACCTGACACTACCGCTGAAGTCCCGGGCAGCACGAGTTCAGTCTTTGAAACACTCGTAGGCGAAGGCCGTAAGTACAGCGATCCAGAAGCTTTAGCTAAGTCTCGCATTCATGCTGATGAACACATCAAGCGTATTGAAGAAGAGAACGCCAAGCTCAAAGAAGAGAACGCAAAGGCACGAGCACGCGAGGAGTTACTGGCAGAACTCAAACAGCAGCAAGGAGCCGACCAAGCCCCTGCTCACACGGACACCCCCGGTGAGAGTATTACTGCTGACCAAATCGACAAGCGCATTCGTGAAGCCCTCATGGAAACTGATGCTACTAAACGAGCACAGGAAAACATTGAGGCAGCATCTGCCGCAATCTACAGTGTCTACGGTGAGAAATCATCTGAGTTCATTGCTAAGAAAGCAGCAGAGCTGGGTGTAAGCACAGACTTTCTGATGCAGACCGCCGCACAATCCCCGAAAGCTGCCTTGTCAGTCCTCGGAGTTTCTGAGACGCAGGCCCCCGCACGGGAGTCTTCCGTAACGCCCTCCTCCATTAAGCCCACAGGGGAAGCAGGTAGCTTCTCTCGCTTTCAGGAGCTGGACAACATGCGGAAGTCTAAGAACGGCAAAGGTTTCTACGGTCACGAGAAGCTGGAGCTTGAATGGCTTGAGTTGAAGAAGCAACATCGTAAGTCATAAACCAACTTTAACGGAGTGAATTAAATGCACACCACTGGTAACATGGACTTGCTGATCCGTTCTGAGATTTGGTCTGAACAGCTCAAAGAAGAGCTGCTGGACGAACTTCAGGGTGATCGGCTGGTCAAATGGCTGAGCGGTTTCTCGGAAGGCAGCACCACGCTGACCATCCCGAGCATCGGTCAGGCAACTGTCGATGACTATATCGAGAACACGGATGTAAAAATGCGTGCTCTGGATCAGGGCGAGTATCAGTTCTCTATCACTGATTACAAGTCCAGCGGTCACTACATCACCGACAAGGCTAAGCAGGACCTCTTCTACGCACAACAGCTGGTTTCCGGCTTTGTTCCGAAGCAGAAGCGGGCCATCATGCAGCGCCTTGAAGCTGATATCATGGGTCTGGAAAGCAACCAGACGGCCTCTGACCTGAACACGATTAACGGTGTAGCCCACCGCTTCGTCGGTTCCGGTACTAACGAAGCCATCAC